CGTTTATGGTATAATATAGTTTGTAATTTAACAAAACGAGGTACGCTTTATGAGTATTATGGATAAACTCAAAAAGAACAGTAAGGTGAAGGAAACTTCTATTCTTTCTGATTCTAAATTTTTTACAGAAAAAGATATGGTAGTAACTGATGTACCTATGATGAATGTTGCGCTATCCGGGTCTGTTGATGGTGGTTTGGCACCAGGTCTTACGGTGTTAGCTGGTCCATCAAAACATTTTAAAACTTCATTCGGTCTTATTATGGCAAGTGCCTATCTGAAAAAATATAAAGATGCAGTCTTGCTATTTTATGATTCAGAGTTTGGCTCGCCACAATCATACTTTCAACAATTTGATATTGATACCTCACGTGTTCTTCATACACCAATTACAAATGTTGAAGAACTTAAGTTTGATATTATCTCACAACTTGAAGGTATTGATCGTAACGATAAAGTTATTGTGATGATTGATTCAGTCGGTAACCTTGCATCGAAAAAAGAATTAGAAGATGCTATCAATGAAAAATCGGTTGCTGATATGTCACGAGCAAAGGCACTTAAAGGTTTGTTCCGTATGACTACACCATACTTGAACATGAAGAATATTCCTTTGATTGCAGTTAACCATACATATATGGAAATTGGTTTATTTCCAAAAGCAGTTGTTTCTGGTGGCACAGGTATCTATTATTCTGCAGACAATATCTGGATTCTTGGTCGCCAACAAGATAAACAGGGTACAGAAATTAAAGGTTACCACTTTGTAATCAATGTGGAGAAATCAAGATATGTCAAAGAGAAGTCTAAAATTCCTATTAGCGTCAGTTGGGATGGCGGTGTTCAGTCTTATAGCGGCTTACTCGACGTCGCTCTGGCAGGCAATTACGTTGCTAAGCCTAGTAACGGTTGGTATTGTCGTGTTGATCGAACAAGTGGAGAACTCGTTGACCCAAAATGTCGAGAGAAAGATACACTGGAAGCTGGATTCTGGGAACCAATCTTCGCAGAAACAGATTTCAAAGATTATATTAAATCCAAATATGCCATCGGAGGATCGCGCGACAATGAGCTTGTACTCGAAGATACCGCATAAAGAAAATGAAACTTACCAATTAGTACCAGGTACGTCTGGTGACCAACACTGGCTAGTAAGATTTACTGAAGGACCATTCTCTGAAACTGTAGTTCAGTATGGGTTTATTAAACTTATACCAGAAGAAGATGGAAAGATTTCATTTAACTTCTTTGTTGAATCATCACCAGACCCGGATTTAAACAGTGAGAATATAGATCTACAATTATGGGCAGGAGATGTGTTAGAAGCTATTCTGAAACAATCTTTAGAAGATGGTTCAGCACAGTTATTTGAAGAATGAAGATACTCATATGTGGCTTACCCGGATCAGGTAAATCTACACTTGCAGAACCACTCGCTCAATTATTAAATGGAGTGTGGGTAAACGCAGATGAAGTACGTACACATTATGACGATTGGGATTTTTCAATTGAAGGTAGAATAAGACAAGCCGAAAGAATGTCTTATATTGCTGACGGTATTATTATGGCAGGTAAAATTGCCGTAGCAGATTTCATAGCACCTACTGAAAAAATACGTAAGATATACAATCCTAATTATGTAGTATGGATGGATACAATTGATAACTCAGGATTTCCTGATACTGATGCAATATTTGAACCACCGACACATGTAAATTACCATGTAAGTAAATGGTTTGATGATACTCATAATCAGCTAATGGAAATTGTTTCGAACTGGATGAAGCGTAATGAAATTTGATCATTCTAAACCAACTTCACAAATGTTAGGTAGATTTCAGCCTTGGCATCGTGGACACACTGAACTATTTAAAAAGATTCATGCTCAAACTGGCCAAGTAGCTATCATGATTCGAAATATGCCGATTGATGATGACAACCCTTTGCTTTACACAGAGGTAATGGAAAATATTTTAGAAACTTTGGAAGAAGAGGGGTTTACAAAAGCTGAAGACTATATTATAATGGTAGTACCAAACATTACTAATATTGGTTATGGTCGTAATGTTGGTTATACTATGACTAAATATAAACTTGATGATGATATAGAAAAAATATCGGCAACGGATATACGGAATGCAAGCTAATCTTGAATTAACTATCTTACGCAATATACTTACTGATGAAGATTATATGCGTAAGGTTTTGCCATTTATAAAACCAGATTACTTTGAAGGTATCTATCGTATACTATTTAAAGAAGCGGGTAAATATGTTGGTAAGTATAATAAACTTCCAACTGCTGAATCATTTAAAATTGAGCTTGATCAATCGGATAGATTAAGTGGTGAAAATTACACAGTTGCAGTTGATCTTGTGCCACAGTTGTTCTCAAGAGAAAAAGTTGATGAACAATGGTTGGTTGATAGTACAGAAAAGTGGTGTCAAGATCGTGCAATCTATAATGCCATTATGGAATCAATATCGATTATTGATGGTAAACACGAAACACTTAGTAAAGGCGCATTACCAGATCTTTTATCAAAAGCTCTTGGTGTTGCTTTTGATACAAACGTAGGTCACGATTATGTTGAAAACTATGAAGAACGTTTTGATTTCTATCATACCGAAGAAGATCGTATACCGTTTGATCTTGAATACTTCAATAAGATTACAAAGAATGGTGTACCAAATAAAACACTTAACATTGCCCTTGCAGGTACTGGCGTTGGCAAGTCTTTATTTATGTGTCATGTCGCTAGTAGCGCTTTGGTAGAGGGTCGTAATGTTTTATATATTACTATGGAAATGGCAGAAGAAAGAATTGCCGAACGTATTGATGCTAACTTACTGAATACACCTATTGATCAACTAAATAATTTATCACGTGAAATGTTCAGAACAAAAGTTGAAGACATTGCACGTAAAACAACTGGTAAGTTAATCATCAAAGAATATCCTACTGGTTCTGCTCATACCGGTCATTTCCGTGCTTTGTTAAATGAGCTCAAACTCAAAAGACAATTTGAACCAGATATAATCTTTATTGATTACTTGAATATCTGTGCTTCGAGTAGAATGAAAGGAATGGGTGGTGCAATCAACTCATACAATTACATTAAAGCAATTGCTGAAGAACTACGTGGCCTTGCGGTCGAGTTCGACGTACCGGTCTTCTCTGCAACGCAAACGACTCGTTCTGGTTATAGTAACTCGGATGTTGGGCTTGAAGATACGTCCGAGTCTTTTGGATTACCCGCTACGGCCGATCTAATGTTTGCTCTTATCTCTACCGAAGAATTACAAAATCGCGGTCAGATGATGGTAAAGCAATTAAAGAATAGATATAATGATCCAACACAAAATCGAAGATTTGTTATTGGTGTAGATAGATCTAAAATGAGATTATATGACGTGTCTGAATCTGAACAAGATCTAACAGATGATACACCAGTTTTTGATAAATCACAATCACATGAAGAAATGTCAAAGTTTAAGGATTTCAAGCTATGATTTATAAAGGACCACAATTAAGTACCTATTGGGGTGATAAGCCATATGAAAATAGAATGGCGCATGTCATGAAGAATGATCAGGGTTATTACATTGAAATGTATGATAAAGATACTCTAGTTGAAACTAGACCTCTATATAATCATAGTGAAGTGTATGCAGAAAGCGCTGCAGAAAATTATGTAATGGGAATACTGAATCCATGAGTGAAACATATGACATAAAAGTAATTGACATTGTAGATCAAGAAGATGGATCAGCAATCATGCAAATAGAGTTTTGTCCAGAAGCAGGAAGACTCTTGATTGAAGCAGGAATTATATCCTTATTAAGAAAACACATTGATGAGATAGAAGATGCAAGTAAGACTGATTAGTTATTCACAAACAACGGAGAACCTACATGTCGGTAAAGATATCCAAGAACTCATTGCATATTGTGCCCGTGTCTCGAATCCAGCGAACCAAGACAACACCGAAACGTCAGAAAAATTACTACGATACCTCATCAGGGAAAAACACTGGTCGCCCTTCGAAATGGTTAGCGCTTGCTTGGAAGTAACAACTACTCGTGATATTGCTAGACAGTTACTAAGACACAGATCTTTTTCTTTTCAAGAATTTAGTCAAAGATATGCAGATCCAACGAAAGATTTGTCAACTCATTTACGAAAAGCTCGTCTTCAAGATACTAAAAATAGACAAAATAGTATCGATACAGATGATGCAGATTTGCAGTTAAAGTGGTATCAACAACAAGCAGAGGTTTTAAATGTCGCTAAAAAATCTTATGAATGGGCGATTGAAAATGGAATTGCTAAAGAACAAGCTCGTGCGGTTTTACCAGAAGGTATCATGGACTCTCGATTATATGTCAACGGAACCATTCGGTCCTGGATCCATTACGTCGACTTACGGTCTGGAAATGGCACACAGAAAGAACACATCGAAGTAGCACAGCAA